AGAACCTCGGCGTCGCCAAGAAGGCGCTCGATGCGTTCGGCACCGCCGAACTCCGCAGTCTGCTCAATCAGTCCGGCCTGGGCGATCACCCGGAGGTGATCCGGTTCATGTACCGCGCAGGCAAGGCAATCAGCGAGGATCGGTTCGTCGGTGGCGCTCCTGCCGTTGGCAAGGGCGCCCCGAAGGGCTTCTCCGATTTCGCTGACGTTCTTTACTCAAACACCTAATCCCACGAAAGGGGACAAGCAATGGCAACTCTTTCCAGCAACAACCTGACGCTCGCCGATTGGGCGAAGCGTACCGATCCCGAGGGCCGCGTTCCGGTCGTCGCGGAACTCCTCTCGCAGACCAACGAGATTCTCGAGGATTGCGTCTTCAAGGAGGGCAACCTCCCGACCGGCGACCGCGTCGTCATCCGCACGGGCCTCCCGAGCGTCTACTGGCGTGCGCTGAACCAGGGCATCCCGAACAGCAAGTCGACGACCGCGCAGGTCGACGAGGCTTGCGGCATCCTCGAGGCTCGCAGCGAGGTTGACAAGGATTTGGCGATGCTCAACGGCAACACGGCGCAGTTCCGCCTGTCGGAGGACGTCGCGTTCCTCGAGGCGATGAACCAGACGCAGGCGACCACCCTGTTCTACGGCAACCCCGCCACCGACCCGAAGCAGTTCCTCGGCCTCGCGCCGCGTTACTCGAGCAGCACGGCCGGCAACGGTCAGAACGTGCTGAAGGCCGGCGGCTCGGACGCCACCAGCAACACCTCGATCTACCTCGTCGTGTGGGGCGACCAGACCGCTTACTGCCCGTTCCCGAAGGGCAGCTCGGCCGGCCTCATGCATGAGGATCTCGGCGAGCAGACCGTCTACAACAGCGATGGCACCCGCCTCCAGGCATACGCCACCCGCTACCAGTGGAAGAACGGTCTGGTCGTGAAGGACTGGCGCTACGTCGTCCGCATCTGCAACATCGACACCGATGACCTGATTGCCCAGAGCGGCACGCAGGAAGCCGGCGACTCGACGGCCATCATCAAGATGATGAGCCGCGCCCTGTACCGCATCCCGAACATGGCGATGGGTCGCGCCGCGTTCTACATGAACCGCACCGTCCACAGCGGCCTCGCGATTGCTGCGCTCGACAAGAGCCAGTACGTCCTGAAGGTGAACGAGGGTCTGTCGCAGTTCGGCACGCCCTACAGCTGGCTGTCCTTCCAGGGTGTTCCGCTCCGCAAGGTGGACGCCATCGTCAACACCGAAGCCGTCGTGAGCTGATAGCTCCACGCAACAAGAAAGAAGGAACTCACCATGATTCTCGACACCAATCTCGTCGTTTCCGGAACCGTGCCTGCCACCGGGGTGGCAACCGGGCAGGCGGCACTTCCCGTGTCTGGCACTCCCGTGCTTTCCACGGACACCATCGACCTTGCGGTCGCTCGCGACATTGGCGAAGGTTCGGATCTGTACATGAACTTCGTCACGGTCGCTGCATACAACAACCTGACGTCGCTGACGTTTGAGATCATCGGCGCGACGAACGCCGCTCTCTCGACCGGCGTGACCGTCATCGGATCGTCCGGGCCTGTTGTCCAGGCAAGCCTGACGGCGAACGCGCAGTTCTCCGTGCGGTTCAACCCGCAGCTCCTCTCGACCGGCCAGCGTTACATCGGCGCGCGGTACACCACGGTCGGTACGACTCCGACCACGGGCAGCGTGTGCGCCTATGTGGTGATGGACGTCCAGGACGGCCGCAAGTTCTACGCGTCCGGCTTCTCGGTGACCTGATAGGAGAACCCGATGGCAAAGGTCAAGGCAAAGGTCGTCTGCTTCGTGGACAACCACTACCGCCACGAAGGCGACGTGTTCGAGTACAGCGGCCCGTTCAACGGAAACCTCGAGTACCTCGAGGCGCCCGAGGAGAAGGCCGTCGAAGAACAGCCGGTTCGCAAGCTGCGGAAGCCCAAGAACGCCGCGACCGAAGCATCGGAGTGATCCTCGGATTGTGACTTGACAGGAGGGGCGTCGGCGGGAAACCTCGACGCCCCTCCTGTTCCTACGGGAGCAAACATTGGGCTACGTTGGCAAAGATCCAAAGAGATGCACGCGCTGTGGCGAATTCAAGCCGCGTTCGGATTTTTCCAAGCATGCCGTTGCAAATGGTGGAGTTCAATCAACTTGCAAGCCATGCTCTTCAATTGTGGCAAGAATTAGAGCAAAAAAAAATCCGATACGAAACGCCGAAATTCAACGCAATTCCAAGTTGAAGGCGGCGCATGGAATTACCGGCAGCAAGTATCAGGAAATGCTGGAACAACAGAATGGCAAGTGCGCTATTTGCAATACGACAGATCCAGGTGGTCGAAGAGGATTGTGTGGCCCAGTGTTTCACGTGGATCATTGCCACAGCAGCGGAAAAATCCGTGGTTTGCTTTGTCACTCATGCAATGTCGGACTCGGAAATTTTAAAGACAACGTGATTGCATTGGCAAACGCCATCGCTTATCTCGGAAGGAGCGAATAACGTGCCATCCGTGACGGATATCTGCAACCTCGCGCTCGCGCACCTCGGAGACGACGCGACCGTCGCCAGCATCGACCCTCCGGAGGGATCGGCACAGGCAGAGCATTGCGCGCGGTTCTACCCCATCGCGCGCGACACCCTCCTCCAGACGCACGCATGGAACTTCGCCTCGCGCCGAGCCTCGCTCGCGCAGGTCACCATGCCGTACACGATGTGGAAGTACGCATACGCGGTTCCCGGCGACATGATGACCGCCGTCGCCGTCCTTCCGCCCGAGGCGCAGAACGACTACGCGACGCGCTTCTCGCCGGCGGAATACCCGTACTACAACGCGAACTTCTCGCCGATGCTTGCCGCTGGGCAGTACGTTCCGCAGCGGTATTCCATCGAGACTGACACGCTCGGGAACAAGGTTCTGTACACCGACCAGGAGAACGCGCTCCTGCGGTACCAGGCGCTTGTCAACGACCCGACCAAGTTCGACCCGCTGTTCACGATGGCGCTGTCGTGGCACCTCGCGTCGATGCTCGCCGGCCCTGTCATCAAGGGCGACCAGGGCGCTGCCGAGGCGAAGCGTTGCGCGCAGATGATGCTGATGTACCTTCAGCAGGCGCGCGCATCCGACGCGAACCAGCGCGACGTCAAGGTCGAACACATCGTCCCCTGGACTTCAGGACGCTGACCGATGCCAAGCACCCGGACGTACTATCGCTCGTTCGCAGGCGGCGAGATCAGCCCGGAGATGTTCGGGCGCATCGACGACGCCAAGTACCAGACGGGCGCATCGACGATGCTCAACTTCATCGCGCTCCCGCAGGGCGCGGTGGAGAACCGTCCCGGCCTCGCGTTCGTGCGCGAGGTCAAGAACAGCGCGTCCGCGACCCGTCTGATCCCGTTCCAGTTTAGCCCGACCCAGACGCTGGTCGTGGAGATGGGAGCCGGGTACTTCCGGTTCCACACGCAGGGAGCGACCGTCGGGCCGGGGACGCCTGCCGCCTACAACGGCGCGACCGCATACGACGTCGGCGACCTCGTCGCGAGCGGTGGCGTGAACTACTACTGCATCGCGGCAACCACGGGCAACGCGCCGCCGAACGCGACCTACTGGTACGCGATGCCGGCGGGGATTCTCGAGATCCCGAACCCATACGCGGCGGCCGACCTGTTCGACATCCACTACGTGCAGAGCGGCGACATCGTCACGCTCGTCCATCCGTCCTACGCAGCGCGCGAGCTGCGGCGGTACGGGGCAACGGATTGGACTCTGACGAGCATCAGCTTCTATTCGCCGATCAACTCGCCTTCGCCAATCAGCGGAACCCCGTACCGTGGCGGTGCGCTCAACATCACGGCGGTCGCCATCGGCAGTCCGGGCATCTTCACCACGGTGACCGATCACGGATTAGCGAACGGCGACGTCGTCTTCGTCGGCGAGTTGACGTTCACCAACCCGAACACGATCAACAACAACTTCTATACAGTCTTCGGCGTAACTGCGAACACGTTCCAAATCAAGAGGTACGACACCGGACAGCAGATCAACACGGCGACACTCGTCGCATACGTCAGCGGCGGCTATGTGCAGCCGGGATCGACTGCGTACCCGAAGCAGACGTACCGCGTGACATCGGTCACGGCAGACGGCCGCGAGAGTACGGACATTGATCTGAAATCCGTGTTCAACAATCTCGACGTTCCTGGTTCGTACAACCTGCTTTCGTGGTCGGCTGTATCCGGAGCAGCCTCGTACCGCATCTACAAGGAAACGCCCGGATTCATCGCTGCCCTGATCGGGACGACGACGGGTACATCGTTCGAGGACAACAACATCGCGCCGGATCTCGGCGTGACGTTCCCGAACAACGACATCTCTCTGGACACGCAGTACCCGAGAGCGGTCGCCTACTACGAGCAGCGCCGCGTGTTCGCCGGCCCGAATGCGGCACCGCAGTCGATGTGGTTCACGGAGTCTGGAACCGAGAGTTCCATGATCTACCACACTCCGCTGCTCGACACCGACCGCATCAACATTAAGGTCGCCGCGCGCGAGAACAACACGATCCAGCACCTCGTCCCGCTCACGCAGCTGCTGGCGCTTACGAACGCCGCCGAGTGGCGCGTCTCGCCGATCAACAGCGACTCGCTCACTCCGACCACGATCTCGGTTCGTCCGCAGTCGTACATCGGATCGAACAACGTGCAGCCCGTGGTCGTGAACAACGCGGTCGTCTACTGCGCGGCTCGCGGAGGCCACGTGCGCGAACTCGGCTACTCCTGGCAGTCGAGCGGGTTCATCACGGGCGACCTGTCGATCCGTGCGGCGCACCTGTTCGACGACCTCGAGATCGTTGACATGTGCTACGCGAAGGCTCCGCAGCCGCTGCTGTGGTTCGTGTCAACGAGCGGCAAGCTGCTCGGGCTGACGTACATCCCGGAGCAGCAGATCGGTGCGTGGCACCAGCACCAGACTGACGGCGCGTTCGAGAGCTGCACGGTCGTCTCCGAGGGCGACGAGGACTACCTGTACGTCGTGGTCAACCGCACCATCGGTGGTTCGACGAAGCGGTACGTCGAGC